TAGAGCGCCACCTTTACACGGTGGATGTCGGGGGTTCGAGTCCCTCATCGCCCACTTCATGGAATCCTTGAGATTCCAACGATTCAAACATCCCGAACACGTGCGGCATCCACCTGTGCCCACATTTTGCCCACATCCTGCGAAGCAACCTGCACCGCGGCGTCGATGGTGCGCGCCACATCATCCAAGTCGGAATCGAAAAGATCGGCATAGACGTCCAACGTCATGGCCGCCGACTTGTGTCCAAGCATCCGCTGCAAAGCCTTGATGTTCGCGCCGGCGTGCACCGCGATGGATGCGGCGGTGTGCCGCAGGTCATGCGGCGGCAGAGGCTCCACGCCCGCCCTCCTGCACGCGCTGATAAACCACGTGCGGTTCGTTTTCGCACCCGCGGCAGACTGGTTGCGTGGAGGACGGCCGAGATGGTCGCGGAAAACCCAATCGGACGGCCCTTTGCCGGCCAGTACGGGAAGCAGCGCATCGCCGACTATGGATGGCATGGGCACGTCGCGCATCTCATGCGACTTCGGCGAGGTCTCCGACCACTCACTGCCGATGCGCGTAACATTCCGCCTGACGTGTATTCGGCGGCGTCCATAGTCCACGTCCTCCACCCTCAATCCGCACATCTCGCCCCAACGCAGTCCGCACAGGCCAAGCACCAGCACGAGCGCCTTGCGGTCGGTCGGCTGGATACGCGCCCTGCCGGCCTCGTCCGCGACGTCCAGCAGTTGCTTGACGGTGAGATACCGGTGCAGTCTCCTGCCCTCACGCCTGGGCAGCGCGAGTTCGTCGGTCGGAGCCTTGGCGATGAGCCTGTTTTTGACGGCGAGATCGCAGACGCCCTTGAGCACGCCGACGATCTTGAGCACCGTGCTCGGGGCCAATGTCTCGGCCTTGCCGCTGATAAAGGCCTGCAGTTCGCGGTGTGTGATGGAGCCCATCTGTCGTGCCGCGTATTCCGGCTCCACGTGCGTCTTCCAGGTGGCTTCGTCGGTGCGGATGGTGTTTGGCTTGAGGATCGGGCGACGCGAATCCATCCACTCGGCGTAGATGTCAGACACCAGGGTGCGTCCGGCTGACTGGTCGACGAAGCTGCCGTCCCTTTTGGCGGCGTTGACGTGCTGGTCTCCCCATGCGTCGGCGTCCATTTTGCGTTTGAAGCCGCGTTTGCCGGTCGGCGTGCCGTCCGGTTTGCGGTATCTGACTTCGTATCTTTTTCCGGCTTTGGTGGCGTATTGGCGGATGGTGTAGGCCATGCGTGGACTCCTTTTGCTGACATGGCCAATTATAAGAGAGGCGGAGCCTTGCATTGCCCGGCTCCGCCTTGTCCATCGTGTCAGCAAAGGACGATTCCAGTCTAGTGTGCGACACGCCCGACTTGATTATTACCGCACTTGCGGTAATATACGAGTGTCAGCAAAGAACAAGCAAGGAACACGAAAATGGCACACTACGACGCGAAATACAGCTGCGGACACGAAGAACGCATCGAACTCTTCGGCAAGACCGAAAAGCGCGAAAGCCACCTCGCATGGCTCGCCACGCAAAAGTGCCCGGAATGCCACGGCAAGGAACGCGACGAACGCCTTGCGGCGGAGAACGCCAAGAACGCCGACTGGCGCGAACAGCATCGCGTCGCAGAGATCATGCCAGACCTCGACGGTACGCCGAAGCAGGTCAAGTGGGCGAACGACCTGCGCGACGGAGTCATCAACCGCACGAGCCACGACCTGCGCGATCGGTTCCAGCCCCGCATGCTCTCCATCATCGCCGAACATACCAGCGCGGCATGGTGGATCGAAAAACGCGGCGAAGCCTTCGACGCACTGGCCCACGTCATGTTCGACCGGCTCGTGGCCGAGAAGAAGGCCGGAATGTCGAACGAGCTGGATTGACACGACGTGCCAGCCAGAGTATCGTGAGGCGTGTCGTCCCGGCATGAGATGCCGGAACGTGGATTGAAATTATGTGCAACATGCGTGGATTTCCACTGTCGCCAGATCCTCTCGGATTTGGTGTGGATTGAAAATACATATTAGGCATGTTTTGATGTCGCGAGACGCCTCGGCTTCGGTCGAGGCGTTTTGTTTTGTCGAACGCATGGACGGAAAACAACATGGAGGAACACGAATGACTTTGCGTGCGATGCGCGAGCGCGCCGGATTGTCGCAGCAGGATCTACGCGCGAGGGTCGGAATCAATTCGGTTTCGTATTTTTGGGCTTTGGAGGCCTGGGACTGCACGCCTCGGCCGAAGCGTGCGCGAGATCCGCATACGATGCGTTTGGACACCGCGAAAAAGGTGTCCGAGGCACTTGGCGTCTCCCTTGACGAGCTGTGGGACGGTTTGGATTGATTTTCATGGCGTGTCATACTTGATTATTACCGCACTTGCGGTAATATACGAGTGTCAGCAAAAGAAAGGACAAACCAAAATGGCAACGATCACATTCACCACGCGCTGCACCAACAAGACGATCTCGCTCCCACCGGAAGAAGCCATCGAACGACTCTTCGCCGACGCCGACGAATGGTTCGCATTCCAGCATCGAGCACCGGAAACGGCGATGGAACTGTTCTTCGCGTCGATCTATGACGCGGAGAAGACCACCGTCAATCCCTACGCCACCGAGATTGACGTCAATGGCGTGCCAATGGTCATCTCGATAAAAGAGGATGGCGGAATCGCCATCCGCCCAGGCGAATGGGCGTCCGGCATGTACGAGGATTGGGAGAAGACTGACAGAACCGCACTGTTGTCCGACATCAATCGCATGGCGTGCCGGCCCATGGGCACGATTGGAGCGCCCACCATCGGCGAAGTTCGCGAATACGGCGATTGCCTTTGGAATGGCGAGGACTGATCCCCGGCCGCGAAGCGCAGGGCATCGAAGCCGGTTTCCATCGACTTGCGAACACGCGCTGAAACGCAGAAAAGCCCCTCCCCCAGCATCAGCTGAGAGAGGGGCGATGTTTAACCGAGTTTTCCGATGATCTGTTGTTCTTTGTCGTTGAGAGGCCATACGGTCACATCCTCCGCGGCCTTCAGTTCCGCGGCCTTCAGTTCCGCGGCCTTGGCTTCGCTCATCAGATAGCCGCCGCCGAAGATGGTCTTCTTCGCGGCCTTCTGCGAATCGAGTGCCCGTGTGAACGCCACATCCGAAGCCTTGACGCGAAAATCCAAGCCGGCATTGCCGACCTTATTAAGTCGCGTGACGGTCAACAATTCCGGCGGATACGCATACTTCGGCAGATGTTTCCTGCTTTTGCGCCTGACTCGTTTCACCGCATCGTTGACCAGCTTCGTCAGATCCGGTGCGGTGCGGATCAGGTCATCGCCGAAACTCGTCACGAAGCCGGTGTTGACGATAGCGCCGTTGGCGTATTCGATCGCGCAATCAGTGACCAGCATATGCGCGCCGTTGCGCGACGTGCTGCTGAAAATCGTTAGGTTCGGAGCGAACAAGAAGAACGGAATGCCACGGTCACGGTAGAACGCGCATATCTTCGACAGAATCGAGAAAGGTGGATTGTCCACCACCACCTTGCCACCAGAATAGTCGAAACTCTCGTAGTCGCCGCCCGGATAGAACGGGCGCACCACCTTGCTGGGGTCGATGCCAAACTCACGGCATGCCCAGTCCTTTATCGTCTCATACACTGCGGGGGGGGTGTAGCAGTCGTCCGTGGTCTTCTTCGGTTTGAATTTCTCCACGAACGCGCCGTAATCGTCAATCGTCTGTTGTCTGATGCCCATTTGAAAAGTCCTAAAAATAAAGCCCCTCCTCCATGATGGAGAAGGGGCAAATGTTAGAAAACGGGTGTAAAAAATTCCACGGACACTACAGTGCCGCAAATTTTTCCACACCCGAGTTTGATTTTCCGGCGCGAGTTTGAGTCTCATGCCAGAAAATTAATCACTGTCAGCCGTTGCGCAGCGGATTGTAGGCGACGCCAAGACCGCTGGCGATGAAGCCGGCCACGGTCGAAATGTAGCCGCCGACAGCCGCATCACCGAACGTCATGAAGCCAAGGCCAACGCACGAAGCGATCAGGCCCAACACGTAGACGACGGTACGCACCTGCTTCGAAAATACGGGAGTGTACGCGCTATCGGGCTGCACGTTGTCGGTGCCATCCTCGCGCTCGTCGGTGAGATTGGCGATGGTTGTCTCCAAAGTGTTCTTTTCTGCATGTTCAGCCATTTAATTCCACCTTTCCTTTCATGCCTTGACGAGATACCAGACGCTCTTATCCGCCGGAGCCAGCGCGACGTAGCGCACCGCTCCGCTGTAAGCCACGTAACGGCCCCAGATGTAGCCGTCCGCGACCGTGCCCCAATGATCCAGATTGACGGTCTGGCCGTGGGAATAGGTGGCGACCACATTGCCGGAAACGCTCGGACGGTCGCGCACGTTGAGCCCGTCCACGGCTACACGATACGTGCCCTGCAAAACGTTTGCGGACGATTCCGTGGCGGACTGCGTCGGATGGACGGCGGGCGTCGGCGCCGTAGCGCCGGTCATCCTGTCATACCATGCCTGGGCGCGAGCCATGTAGTCCGCGTTCTGGCTTCCGGCGATGGATGCGGGGCAGGCGGTCGAGGAGAAATGGCTGTGCGGGAACACGTTGACGCCCCATTGCGGGCGTCCGAGGCCGTAATGCTTGCAGAGCGCGGCCACGAGGTGCGCTCCGTTGTCCAAGGTCGCCTCGCTCAACATCCACGGGTCGGCCGAGATGTCGGCATGCTCCACGCCGATGGACGTGAGATTCGCATTCCAGTCACCCGAATGCCAAGCGGTGTCCGTATCCCAGACGAGCTGCGTGATCCTGCCGTCCGCATCCGCCTGATAGTGCGCGGAAGCCTCACGGGTCTGCCACGTGTCATAGCAGTCCTTGCCGGTCAGGTTGCCGCCATTATGATGCACGACGATCTTGTCGACCTTGCATCCCTGACGGCCCTTGGTCATGTGCGTGGAGAGGATGAGATTCTCGTCCGCTTCCAGATTCTCCCATGATTTCATTGTGTTTCTCCTTTTTTGATGGTTTTACGCTACTGCGAGCGTCCATATCATGACGGCCATCTCCAGCAGTCGCAGGAGCGGCAGCATGAGCAGGACGACGCAGACGAGAGTGAACGCGGCCAGAAGCAGCGTCGTAACACAGGTGAGCCATACCGGCACGTCATGGCCACGCCACAGCAGCCACGCCACTACGAGCAGCAGCGCGACGAACACGGCGGCAGCGGACGTCAAAGCGAGCATGCTGGCCGTCATTGCCGGTCCTCCAAATATTTTTCGGCCGCGGCAACGATCCAGCATTGCGCGTCGAGTTTTTCGAGCTTCATCAGCTCGTATCGGACGGCCTCGCTGTGGTCGGTCGTGCGGTCGCCGTACATCAGTGAGATCAACGTGTTTTTGATGGTGTCGCGGCAGAGTTCGTCCATGCGCTCGTCGAATTTCTCGGTACGTTCGCCAAGCTGGCGGGTCTTGGCGAAATGCTGCGAGAGCGGCGAATCGTATGGCAGGCGTTCCGGCTGCACGTGCGAGTACAGGCCGGTCGCCAACGCTTCCAACGCGCCCGGCCATATCCTGAGCAGCAGGGTGATGAGCGCGCACGCGCCGCCCACACCGCCGAAACCGGCTAGAAAAGATTGGATCACATCGATTCCTCCCTTGATTCAATGGTTTTTAAACCCGTCGATTTCGACGGGATTTGGAATTCACGCGAGCGGCATGCTGTCGCCGTCGAAATAAACAAGCCCGTATTCACCCATCAGCAGTCTGTATTCCTCTTGCGAGGTGACGATCATCCCGGTGATTTTCCACACGGCGTCGCCGGTGGTGATGACAATCACGTCTGGAAACGCGTTGTCCGTCGGATAGGCAGTCAGCCTGCCCGACTTGTCAAGCGTGCGAGTGTCCCATCCGAACCTGATCGTGCCTGTGCCAGACACAAGTTGGCAGTATGCGCTGACGACATGCTTGGTGGGCACGCCACTGGCGATGTTCCAGCCTTTGAACTCTACGCGGCGTGCGCCATTGACCGTGAAAACCGTCAATGGGCTGGACGCATAGTTCGTGATGTCTCTCATGCCATCACCCCCAAGAGGGTTAGGCGAGCGGCATCGTATCCCCGTTGAACCGTGTGATTCTCAGCGAGTCCAACTCCCGTTTCGTGTCGGCGTACCCCGCGCAGACGGTGAAGTCCGCGACGTCCACTTTCGGCGAACCGTCCACGACCTTCACATTGATGGAAAGGACCGAAGTCTCCACCGGCACGTACCGTCCAACGATGACGCTGTTCGAGGAGACAAGCGTCATATTGATTCCGCCGCCTGAGAGCTTCGCTGTGCCGCCTGAAACCATGGCGTGAAACCGGACGTAGTAGTCCTGTCCGACGGTCAGACCGGAGCACTTGTCCATCGCGTTCCAGCCGGGCGAGAGAATCACATGCTTCAAAGGCTCCGTATACAGGTTCGTGAGCATCATCGGACATCACCCGCCCGATAGTCGCGCCTACTGACGCGGCATCGTATCCCCGGTGAAGAAGCCCGGAAGCCCCCCCACGGCGGTGCCGTAAGTGGACTTGGATTCGAGGAGGATGTCTCTAATCAGAATGTATTTGTTGACCGTGGACGGTGGCACGACACGTATGAGCAATTGCGTCGTGTTGGCCGGAATCGTGATGTCCGCGTCGATTATCTTCGTCTGATTGTCTGCGATACCAGTCTCGTTCAGGAGGGTGAATCCGTTGCCGACGTTCGCATAGACGCGGAACAATGCGCCGGAGCCTTGCGCATAGCAGATTGCGTGAATGTGATACACGCCGGCCGGTGGAAGATTGACTCCCGCAAGCTGGTACTGCGCGTACGCATCACCACTGCCACTGGTCGTGGCGCGCAGCCACCGGAAGCCGCTGACGGTCGGAAAATCCACAGTGCATTTTATTGGTATGCATTTGAAAATGGTGTTAGCCACGTTCGGGTCGGGAAAGAGGTTAGTCCTCAGTGTCATCATCCACCCCCTTGGTTGCGTCGAGCACATCCTGCGGGATCAGTTTCATGGCCGCCGTGAGTTGGCTGTTAAGGATTGCGATTTGCTTGTTGAGTGCGCCGATCTGTTGTGCGAGCTGGTCGATGACCTGATTCGCGTCGGCTGGAATCTGAGTCAAAATAAGTCTCCTTTTAATGCGAAATCCCCACAATCCGATTGGATTGCAGGGGTTGAAAAATGTGGAATGCGGGATTAGTCGGCGGCGGTCATCGTGTCGATGCGAGTCACCGTCTTCAATTCGCCAACAGTGAGCGTCCGGCTAAGATTCGTCTTCACGTCCGTGATTGTCACGTTCGCGCCGGTCTGGTCGAACGTAGCGAGCACGCCACGCTGATAATCACGCCACGATTCCACGCCCGCCGCATCAGTGCTGGAATATTCGAGTCCGAGGCGGCACAATTCCGCCTTCAGGCTCTCCTGCGGCGGGCGAAGGTCAAGGACTCCCGAAGCCGACACGTCGGCATCATCCTTCTTGCCGGTATCCGGTGCCATGCCATGCACGTCACCCGTGATCGCATTCTCATTGCTTTCATCAGCCATAATCAATCTCCTTAATTCTGTTGGTTTTGCCTTGGCATGAGGGATTCATAGAATCGCTCCTCGCATTCGTCCAGCATCGCCTGACTGGATTCGTCCGAGAGGAAGGCATCCAATCCGTCTACATCCCGTGTGCAGGCCACGTCGATGCCGCTCGACGCTTCCACATCGGAACCGTCAGCAGTCAACGCGGCGCGCATTCGCGCGTCAGTCTCATTAGACATGACCGGCAATCGCATTCCCTCACGGGTCTTGTTGCGTGCGGCTGTCAGCGGATCGTCAAACACTGTCCCATCGTCGGCGAGCATGCTCACCCCGGTGGCGGAATCCGTCAAAGCCGCCTCCAACGCCTCGAACGCTCCGGTCCACACGCCCCTGCCGGTCTTCGGATCATACCGGCTCGTATCCTCCCTGCCCTGCATGATCGCGGCGATAGCCTCACGGGTCGAAGCCAATCCGAGCAGCGCCTTCCACGATGCGAGCACATCGGGCTGGAAAACGAAACTGTCCGACCCGTTCACCGGCGGATCGCAGCGGATGATGCACAATCCGTTATCATCCATTTCGAAAGTCGCTGACAACATTTCCTCCAATCATTTGACCAGATAGGCGAGGTATTCGGCGTACACGTCGACCGGGCAAGGCTGGTCGGCGTTGTAAAGCTTCAGGGTGAAGCCGCTCTGGCCGCCCGTGTTGCACGGGTGCGCGATGATTCCGGCCCATTCGGAATCCGCGTTCGCGACCACGTAATAGCGTCCGTATTTCGTCGGACTGAACGTGCAATTGACCTGCGTGCTAGCGCCGGTCGATATGCTCTGGCCGGGATTCGGCCACCACGCCTTCCAGGCGACCGCGCCTCGGAACGTGAAACGGTTCGTGATGCCGCCAAGATAGCCGCCAAGATACAGGTATCCGGTGCCGATGTTCGCGCCGACTCCGACATCGCCGTTCGCATCTTGCGTTCCGAGCCAGCACTCCGAACCGTTCGCGCTATCGCCGGACAGAGTGAGGTAAGCGCTGCTTTTCTTGCTCTTGTCCGGCTCGTCGTAATCCGTGTTCGCCACGGCATGCACTCTGGATGTGACGCCGCCGCTGCCGGTACCGCCTTTCTTGCGCGGCTTCGAGCTGAGACACATGAACGCGGCGGGATCGTTCTCGCTCACGTGCCCGCTCCACAAGTCCAGTTCGCCCATCGCGCCGACCTGATTCGACTGGATGACCGATGCGATGGCTGGATGACTGTAGTAGGCGGTGGAACCGTTGTATGCGGGGAATTCCAATCCGTCACCAACGAACGTCTCAGTGCCGCCGATTGTGTATGACTGGTAGTCGGGGCTGATGCGCACGCGATGCCCGCTTACACGGGTTTGGAACGTGCCGGTCAGCACATTGCTCTTGCCCTCACCGTCAAGATACACGGTCTGGTTATGAGCCGAATCCCACATCCGCAATGCGGTCGAATTGAGCTTCATGCCGGTGTTCGCCGCATCGGAGCTCTGGAATATCGCGCCGGTGAACACATAGCCCCGGAATTGGCCTGCGGCCACCTTGTCGGACGTGATGGTGCCCGCCGCGATCTTGACGGCCGTGACCGCATTCGCGGCCAGCTTGTCGGTCGTGATCGCGCCAGCCACTATCTTCGATGCGTTGACCGCATTCGCGGCCAATTTGTCGGCGTTCACCGAGTTCGCGGCGAGCTTGTCGGTCGTGACAGCGCCGGCCACGATGTCAACCGCCTGAATCTTGTGCGCGTTGAGCAGAGCCACGGTCATATCCTCCGTGACCTTGAGCTTGCTCGTGGTCACCGAATTGGCCGCGAGCTTGTCGGCGGTGATGGCCAATGCGACGATATTCCGCGCCTGTACCGAATCAGCCGCCAATTTGCCAGCGGTCACCGCATCAGCAACCAGCTTCTCAGTGGTCACGCTGTTTGCGGCGAGCTTGTCCACCGTGATGGCATTGGCCTTGACCTTCTCGGCGGTCACGGAATTCACGGCGAGATGCTTCGCAGCCACCGTGCCGGCAGCCAGAATGTTGTTGGCCACGAGGTCAAATGGCGTGAAGCGGGTGCCGTCCCACGTCAGCACCTCGATTACGCGGTCGGAGAGCGGCACCAAGACGCTCGGACTGTTGTTCGGCGTTCCCTGCCAGTAGGTATAAAAGTCGGCCAGCATCGACGGGGAATTGTTCTTCTCACCCTTCCAGCGCGTCCAATATTTCTGCGTGCGCCACCACATGTCACCCGGCTTCAAACCGTCATGAGACGGCTCGTCGGGGCCACGGTAGATGAGATTCTTGCCGTCCGCAGTGGTCTGTGCCTTCTGCGCCGCCGCCTGAGCCTGATTAGCCTGAGAAGCCGCATTGGCCGCAGCCGTCTGCGCCTTGTCAGCGGTGGATTGAGCGGTCTTGGCCGCATCATTCGCCTTGACAGCCGCATTCGCGGCGTCAGTAGCGGCCTTGTCGGTCACAGCCACCCAAGCACTGCCATTCCAACGCTTCGGCGTGTTCGCGCCTCCAGTCGTGTCAATCCACAAGGTCGAAGCCTTGCGCATCGACGTGGCCGGTGCCGTGCTCTGGATGAGCACGTCGGCCTTGCCGTTAGCCACGCCAGCCGCCGCCGCAGCCGCCGTATTCGCCTTCTGCGCAGCGTTGGCCGCGTCCGTGGCGGACTGGGCCGCACTGTCTGCGGTGGCCTTCGCCTGCGTGGCCACGCTCGAAGCGTTCGAAGCGGTGGCCTTCGCATCCGAAGCGTCCGCCTTGGCCGAAGCCGCGTCAGACTTGGCAGCATTGGCCGAAGCATTGGCGGTGTTAGCCAGCGTCTCAGCATTGCCAGCGGTCTTCTTGGCGCTCTCGGCGGCGGTCTGGGCGGCATTGGCGGCATCCTTGGCCTGACCTGCGGTCGCGGTCGCACTTTTCGCGGCAGCGTTGGCCGCATTGGCGGTGTCCTGCGCGGTCTTCGCCGCACCATTGGCCGTGTCAGCTGTGCCTTGAGCGTTCTTGGCTGCGGCAGCGGCATTCTCAGCAGCCTTCTTGGCGTCGGTGGTCTTAGCGGCATTGTCCGCGATATCCGACTTCGCCTTGGAAATCTCGTCCGCGTTCTTCTCGACATCGGCATAGCCGAGATGGTTCCAATTCGAGCCATCCCAGACAAGCGTGTCGATTACGCGGTCGGCCAATGGCACGAGCACGGAAGGCGAATTATTCGGAGTCCCTGTCCAATACGTGTAAAAGTCGGCCATGAGGCTGGGAGAATTGTTCTTCTCGCCCTTCCAGCGAGTCCAATACTTCTGCGTCTTGAGCCACAGGTCGCCGACGATCAGCCCTTTGGAGGCGTCCGGCATGTCCGGCCCACGGAACGTGTGGTTCTTGCTATGGGCTTCGGCATACGCCTGCGCCGCTGACTCCTTGGCCTTCGAAATCTCGCCGTTCGCCGTGGTCAGATCGCTTTTGGTCTGCGCGATGTCCTTCCGGGCCTGCGACAGATCGGCCTGCGCCTGCGTGAGCGACTTTGACGCCGTGTCAAGGCCGGTCTTGTTGGCTTGGATATCCTTCCGCGCCTGATCGAGCTTGGCAGTATTATCCTTCAAAGCCGTCTTGTTGTCAGCCAAATCCTTCCGAATTTGCTTGACCTCTTCCGGCGAGACAGCCGAAGCGACCGTCACCGAGGCGACTGCCGACCAGTCGGAGCGATTGCCCGCATGATCGACCGAACGGAGGGCATAGGAGTGCTGTGAGCTAGCCGTCAGGCCGGTGATGACGTAATCGCCCTGACCCGACTGGGTAGCGCTGATGACTGTCATGCCGGCCGCATTGACGCCCTCGCCCACCTCGATATGGTCGAAGTCAGGCTCCATCTGAGCGCCAGTGGAGGTCTTGCCATCCCAGTGGATAGTCACCACGCCCAGATCAGAGGACAATACCGGCTTGGACGGGACGGAGCATGGCGTCACATCGGATTCGACGGTGGCCACGAAAACGCTTGACCATTCGCCGAGCTTGTCCGAATACGTCGGCACGGCCCTGACCCTGACCTCGATTTGCGTGCCGCAGTCCAAGCCGCCGAAGCCAAGCTGCGTCTTATCCGTCGTGCCAGCCGAATGCCAGGGCGCGCCGTCCACGTGCTTGCGCCACTCGACGGCATAATTGCTGATCTCAATGGCGGTATTGTTCGTGGCTTCGGTCACGGCGGACCACGAAGCCGTGGCCAGCCCATGCGCGAAACCATCCGAACCAATGTAGGCATCGGTCTGCACGATCAATCCGAGAGGGGCTTTCGGCACGCGATGGTCACGGTCGGACGAGGCGGTCGTACCACCCTCGCTACCGGCCAATGACGCGCCACCGGTGATGCCCTTGATTTTCTTCGCCTGGCGCACGGAAGCGTCATACTTGATATCGTTCAGCGCAATCGAGCAGGATAAGCCCTCATTCTGGCGCATGCTCAGGTCGATTTCCTGCACGCGCACCTTCTCGCCGTGGCTGACGGTGGGTGCGGTGATCCAGTCGCCGGCGTGATAGTCGACGAGCGGCAGACTGTCCACGTCGGAAACGATAAGATCGCGCGTGTACTGGCCTCTCACCCTCGCAGCATCATCCAAAGTGCTCTGCATAAATGCTTGAGCGGTGTCCTTATCGGACACGCCACCCTGCGAGCTGTAGGATTCCCACTTGCCCCAAGGCGTCGGCGCAGCCGGATTATCCATGCGGAAAAGCAGATTATTGTCACCCTCGACAAGGATGGTGGACGCGAGATCGGCGATGCTTTCCTCGTAGGGTGCCTCGCTGATGTCGCGGGCAAGCTGGAGCATGACCTGCTTGCTCAGGTCACGGCTCAAGGCGGCGCTATCCGCATTCCACATCTTGAGCGTACGGCCGCCCGTGCGCCAGTCGCAGCCGCCACCATTGACCAGCGAGCTCAATATGGTCTGCAGGTCGGTTCCGAGGCTGTAGTAAAGCGTGTATTTCTTCGCCCATGCCGCGCCGCCCGCGTCCTTCGCCGTATCGAAGCCAAGCGTCAGGCCGGTGGCCACGCCACCACGAGCCTTGTTTTCGTCCAATAGGGTCTTGAGGATCACGCCCGGATTCGACGAATAGAAGGGCCTCTTGCCCTTGTTATCGCCGTCCGCGAGCAGATGGCTGGAATCGTTGTTCTCGGCCTTGCTCAGCAGCCAGCTGATCGACTGGCCACTGTAGGTGACGGTGCGAGTCCGGTCATCGGTCTTGCCGGAGCGACCCGTGATGACGAAACGTGCGTTGTCCGGCTCACGATAGCCGGTGCCGTCCGACACCTCCACGGCCACTTCCAGTCCGTCCGTCAACTGCCGGTCGAACGCCGCCACGTCACCTGACAACATCGAATATTCGATGCTGATGGCGCCATCATCATCGTGGAGCATCGAAGCGCTGAAGCTCACCGGCTCCGCCAATACGCCGATGCGCTCACCGAATGGGCGGTAAGCCACGAGTCGCGCATGAAGGGACTTGCTCATTAATCACTCCCAGGATTGCAAAAACCGGCATGTCACCTTGTCGGTGCCGCCGGTCTGTTTGATTGCGAGGCGATAATCGCCGGACGAAATGTCAGGCCACACTTGCAGTGGCTCCGTGGTCCAGTCGATGCCATTCGTCGCATCCGTGCCGCCTGACCATGCGTCGGCATTGGCCGCCGTCCACGCCTTGCGATTGGCTGCATCGACGAAAAGGTAAGGTCGTGAGGCGTCGCGTTTGCCGCCCCACATGAGATTCGTGCCACTCACCGGATCTGAAATGGTCACACCAGTGACCGCACCGAAACGCAATACCAGCGTGCCGATTGGCGCATTGGATAGCCAGCACTCCGGCACTGTGTCGAAAAGCTGCGAGGCGGAAGCGTTCGGCAATCCAGCCCACCGTGTCCAATAACCCTTGTTGCTGGGCTTATCGACACTACCGGCCATGAGACGCCCGCCAGTCGCGTCCAAGGTGCGCTCCTGCCACTGCTCCCCCTGCCAATAAACGTCAGGCAATTGGAAGACGGCGGTGGCCGCGCGGTGGTCATCCCACGGAATCTCGTCACCGTCCGGCTGACATGACGTGCACACCGCGCTGGCGGTCATGCGCCGAGTCCAACCGGACACCGTGTCACGCTCCACGCGCGTCAGCTTGGAAGCCAAACGGCACAAGCGGTAGAAGCGGTGCATCAGAGCATCCGCATCAGGCCCATTCGTGATGAATTTCAGCGTGATTTCCGGCGCGCCGAAAGCCAGTGGGCCAGCAGGAAGCATCACACCACTCCGACCATTCACCGTGACGGAATTAATGCGCGGGCTGATGCTCGTGAAATGGGTGGTGCCGACAATCAGACTCGAATGCTCACCAGTCAGATTCTGACCTTCGATGAGATAATCCGTGAGAATCATCGACTACCACCCTTTCCACTTGTCACCATTGCGGCATTGCCGCCGTCTGCAATTTCTGCTGCGTCGAAATCGACGTGGGCGCGATCGCCGGATAATTGAACGTCTGCGTGACATACGTGGCACCGCCACCGCCATTGCTGACATTCGCCCTGCCGGTCTTCGACGCATCCACGTCAAAGCCACCGTTGATCTGCGCGTTCATGCCATTCACGGTGCGCTGCACGTCCTTCCAGCCCTGCCGCAATGACTTGTCAAAGCCCTGCATGATGGCACGGCCAGCAGGCTTAAGCATCACCTTGTCGTAACTGAGCGGGCCCTTATGTCTGACGATCCAATCGCCGATGCCACTCACAAAGCTCTTCACCCTGCCGAAAGCCGCCTTCAAACCATTAAGCAGACCATTGATGATGCTCGCGCCAGCATTCCACAGCCACGCGCCAGCACCAGCGAAAACGCCCATGATGGCACTGCCGATGCCACCAAGGAAGCCAAGCACACCCTGCACGACACCATGCACGATCTGGCTGAAACCATTCCACGCCTGCGACCAATTGCCGTTGATAATGCCAGTCACCATGTTGATGACGCCCTGGATCACATTGACAATGCCACTGACAACCGAAGCGATTCCGTTGATGACGCCCTGGATGAACGGCAGCATGGCCTGCACGGTCGGCAGCAATGTCGAGCTGATAAAGCCGACGATCGCGGAAATGATGGTGGACACCAATGGTGCGAGAGCTTGAATCACCGGCACCAGAGCCTGAATCACGCTGGTAATCGCCTGCACCACCGTCGCAACCAAAGGCTCAAGGCCCTGAATCACCGGCGTGATGGCAGCCACCACGTCAGTGATGAGACTGCTGATCTGCGAGATGACCGGCATGAGCGCCTGAATCACAGCCGTGATGGCCGCGACCACCGCCGTGACAACCGGCTGGACTCCTTGGATGGCCGGAGTTATCGCCTGAATGACGGTGGTCACCACGGTCAGAATGCCTTGAATGGCCGGCACCAAAGCACCCACAAGCGTGGAGATTATCGGCGTCAGCAGCGGGATTATCTGGCCGACGAGATTGGTGATTACCGGCATGACAGCTGCCGCCAATTGACTCAAAGCCGTCATGAGCGTCTGAATCGACGGCTGAAGCATTTGGAATGCCTGCTGCAAGCTGACGAAAACGTTCTGCAGCATCGTGCCGAATTCGCTGCGCAATTGCGGGCTCGTGGCGATAAGGCCGGCCAGAGCGCCAATCACCAAAGTGACAGGACCGCCAAGACCGGACAGGACGCCGCCAAACTTAGACAGCAATCCGCCAATCACCGGCACGCCACTCAAGCCGCTCAAAGCGCCACCAAGACCAGCCGCGCCAAGCAGACCAGTCACGGCTGCGATAGGGCCGGACAATCCAGACAATTGGCCCGTGAAGCCGCTGAAATTGATTTTGCTGATCTTGTCAGCGACAGCGCCGAACACTTTTTCAAGCGGCGGGCCGATCTTCTGCGCCAGCTGGGCAATCTTGTCAAACAGCGCGGTGATGAGCGGTTCGACGGCCTGCACCATCTTGATGACCGCGCCACCGACACCACCGAAAGCAGCGATGAGATCATTGCCGATCGAAGTCTTCAATCCAGCGATTTCATGCTGGAGAATGGTCATCTTGCCCTGCGGGGTCTGCGCCAAGGCCTTGTTGATACCACCGAAGTTGGCTTCCAGGACCTGCGCGGCCATGGCGGCCTTCTCGGACGCACTGCCCTCCTGCAGGACTTTCTTCTGCGCGTCCGTCATGGTCACGCCATATTTCGACAGTGCCGTGGCGCTGCCGGTCATGACCTTGCCGAGCAGATTCGCTATCTGCACGCCATCCTGCGCCGTCGCGTTATAACCCTTGTTGTTGGCGATCATGTCCGCCAAAGCGGGCGTCAACGTCTTGACCTGATCGGCCGTCAGCGCGAAAGTGCCGAGCTGTGCCTGAGCGGCCTTCAACGTACCGCCGGATATGACGCCGGTCTGGCCAAGCGTCTTGTTCAGGCTGAGCAGTGACTTCTGCTCTTCGTCCGTCCAATTGTTGTTTTTGGCGACCTGCTGGAATTTCGCGGTCACCTCACCGGCCTTGAGGGCCGCATCCACGGCCTGCTTGCCGAAATTCACCAGATATCCGCCAGCGGCGGCAGCGGCGCCGGACACGACGGTGGCCATGCCCTTAGCCGCCTTGCCGATGCCGGACACCGCCTTCGAAGCGAACCCGGAAGCCTTGCTCAAACCCGAATGCAACGCATTACCGGCCTTCGCGGCCGCATTACGCGCACCCTCCGGCAAAGCATTCCAAGCAGCTGAAAACTTGCTTTTGATGTTGGACGTGACCTCGCCGGCCGTCGAACTGATCTTCTGCACCGCCGCGTTCACGCTCGGAATCTTGCCGACAATCTGCTGGGCGGTTGACGTGAAGCCGGAAGCCATACGGCTGAACGCGTTCTTCGACTTGTCCGCCTCGGCGGCCAACTGCGTCTCAAGCTCCTTGAGCCGTCCTTGCGCCGTCTTGAGGTTGTCGGACGCCGCCTTGAGATTGTCGGCGGCCGCTTTTTGCTTGATTTGCGCCTGCTCCAGTTTGATGGCCGCAGCCTGAGCCTGAGTCGAATCAGCCCCATATTTCTGTGTGGCGGCGTTCAGTTTCTCCTGTGCGGCCTGCACCTGCACGCCAGCCGCCTTGAATTTCAGCAAAGCGTCAGTATTCTTCTGCGAGGCTTGAGCCACGTCCTTTTTGAAGGACTTCAAAGCTTCGGAATTCAATTCGGCGGCGCCACTATTGAAACCGGACTTGAAAGCGCTGCCGACCTTCTTGCCCTGCTGCGCTCCATTGAAGCCCTTGCCAAAGGCCGTCTTCATGTCGCCGACGGCCTTACCGGTCTCCTTGGCCACATTCTGGCGGAAGCGGGAAAATGCTCACATGCGCGGACCCAAGCTCGCTACCGCCAGCCATGACAGCCTCCTCTATTCACTTTTTTTGAAGCCGAAGATGCTGCTCATCGACGTCAAAGCCGCACGACGCTCCTCATCGGTCACCTCGACATGCTTCTTCCCAGCCTTTCCTGGCGCGAGGTCGCCAAGAATCGACGTGCCGCCAGCCTGAATCGCGGTAATGATCGCCGTCGCATCCATCGGCAGCACCATATGCACGGCAGACATGCCGCAATACGTCGATGGATCCGCCGAAAGGCTCTCCCACAAGGCGATCGCGTCGCGGTAACGGAGTCTGCCGCCCAAGTCGGCCTGCAGACTCCACCCGCGAGCCGCGAAATCAGCCCTTATTCGATTGCCGTCTTCTCCTTGGAGGAGCTGGCAGAAGCCGACGATTTTCCCAAATCAGCGCCCTGTACCTTGGCAATGATTTCGCCATAAGCGTTGAGGATGTTCATCGGCACCATGACCGGCTCCTTCGCCAGCTCCTTGGCCGCCTCCTCACCAGCGAAAGCAGTCAGCATGTCCTTCAACGTCTGGATCTGCTCGACATCCGACTTAATGTCGGACAGCTTCACGAAATCATCAATCGACAGCGCCAAGGGCAGCTTGTAAATATGGCCATGAGGAGCCAAAAACCATACGGAGCCGTCCTTGATGAGGTGCTTCACCTTCATCCGCTCGGCCGACGCTTCAAGCGCCTTGTCCTCATCCTCCTGAGTCCAGGCGTCGAAATCGGCGGCGGAGGGCATCACATTCTTGGTCATTTCTTCCTTCTTTCAAACGACTGTAAAAATTCCTTTACTTCGCTGAATAAAGAAGAAGAGATTCCCAGCACATGCGAAGAAAGGAAGAAAGAAACACATGCTAGGAAGAATCAACGTCAGTCGGCGACCGGCTGAGACTCGGAATCATCAGCCTGATGGCCGTCGGTATGAGAACCGGACGAAACAGTCGGAGTCACGAAGGACTCCAAGTACTTCGAATTGCCGGAATCGCAGGCGTCATCCTGAATCCATTCGATGGTCCAAGCGTCACCGGTGTTCTTGCCAGAAGTCTCCTGACCCTGCTCGTTGCCGGTCAGATTCACGACACCCAGACGACGGCGATGCGTGCCATTCTTGAACACCGTCTCCTGATAGCAGAACCACTTGCCGTCCTGAATCACATCGGTCACGTGATACACGCCACTGGAGTCCGGCTTGCCGATCGTCATCTGGCGCGTGATGTCGTTATCCTCGGCCACCGTGAGCTGCGCGGTCAGCGACGCCTTGCCATTGATCGAATATCCAGGCTGGTGGAATTTGATCGCATCATCGGCGTCACGACTATCCTGCGGGGCACCATCCTCGGTGATAAGGCCGACGAAGCCGCCCTTGCTGAAGATCTTGTCCAAACCGGTCTTCACGTCGGCCACGGTCGGCGCGATGAGATCGGCGGTCAGCTTCTGCGTCGCATCATAAGGGGCGAAGCGGAAGGCGCTTGTCACCACGATCTTCGCGGCGCTCAGGTCATTGCCTGCTGCATCAGCTGCCATATTTTGTCCTTTCAAACAAAAAAGGCGCTGAAACAAACGTTTCAACGCCTAAAATTAAGAATTATTGAATTATTGGAATTCCCCGATGGCGGAGAATTCGAGAGTCAGATAGCATCTGGCGATATTCGCGTCCTCGGCCACGAAATACGGGCCATTGCACCCGTCCTCCTCGATTGCCGCGATCGGAGAAACGTCAAGCTGGCAAATATCAGGGTCGGTGAGCAAACCGTAGATTCTGGATGCCAAGTCACGGCATGGTTTCGGAGCGGCACGAGCCCCGTAACACACGGTAACGCCGATGCTCCGGTCGAAGAGCACGCGATTCGATTGCGAGCCGCCATCATCACGCACCACGACGAGCGGCCGTGAGCCGTCGTAATCGTCCGGCTCACGATTCGAAACGATGATCGTAGGGAAAGACGATTCCAACCGTGCGCGCAGAAACGCGCACAGCCAAAGCTCAAGATCCGGTGGCAGGACTGCCGTCATGACTTGCCTGCCTTCAACGCTTTGCGGAGATTGCCCGTCTTCGACTCCACGAGCAGTGTCTTCGGATCGGTGCCGACCACCATGCATGTGGTTCGATGCGCGTGCTTGACCTCCTCGATTTGGAGGCCATCGCGATACGCACCAGTGTCCACCGGAGCGTGCGCTTTCGCATATTCGAGCGTCTTTTCGGCGGCACGACGGGTCATGGCCTTGACGCCAGCCGAATTCATCAACTCGTCAAAATATTTGTCGTTGAATTTGACCATCACACCCAAGGCCGTCACCCCCTGTATTCGGATAGTGGAATCTCAATCGTCGGCTGCCATGACACAAAAGCATTCACGTCACGACTCGGATAGCCGGACACCTCCCAACATCGCCCGTCATCCGGCAACGCCTGAATCCTGTCACCCGGCATGATGTCCAAGGACGGATCAGGAGACGTGATGTAAGCCGTGCTCGTGGTCTGCTCGCGCAGACCGTCTGGCGTGCGCGAGCTGCTGGAGCTGGCGAGAGCGCCGGTGAAATCCAAAGTTTCAGGATTAGACCAGTCCTCGCCGGTCTGTCCGCCGGAATACGGGTCATCGACTTTCCTCGCACGCAGTCGCCGCCATTTGGTGGCGCCCGGCATACGCCATCCGCCACCGGCATTCATGTCGTCAAGCAGGCTCATGGCAATCCTCCAAGCCGGTAGGGTTTGAGCTTGTCCTTCTCCGCCTGCATGAGCGACACCACGTCGAAACTCGCGCTGGAGCCGTTGGTGGACTGCGAGGTGACGAGTCCGACCGGGCTCATGCCCGCTCGCTTCGCGGCGCTGATGAGCACCTGCTGCACGTCCGGCGCGTCATCGTATCCAGCGTGAATCTCGTAGCGGATGGCCGCGACGCCGACCGGGAAGCCACCGGAAAGCGACTCCACAAGACCCGTCTCAGGGTCGTAGGCGTAGGCCAGCTTGTTGCCGTCGCGGTCGGTCAATGATTCGATGCTCGTCACATGACGTGCGGGCAGTCGAATCACCGTGCCGCCGCGAGTGTTCAGCACTCCCGTCAATGCCGCGTTCGGCATGACATGCCAACCGCATTCGCGGCGGATGGCCGCCTGCGCGGCCCTGAGCCGGAAGGCGGCGTCATCCTCGAAAGCCGAAGGGTCGGCAATCATGTCGGGAATCACATTCACATCACTCATGCCGACCTCCAATCTCAGCTCGTCTTCACAACGCCAGCAGCCACAAGACCAGCCACAAGCGCATTGACGCGCTTCGCCAAATCGTTGTAAGCGCCAACGAGCGCGTCGTACTCTGCCTTCGTCGGAGCGTCGGAAGCCGCAGCCGCGACGGAGGTGTTCGCAGTGCCGGAGATCGTGACATTCGCCAGCTTCACGCCACCAAGAGTGTTCTCGGCGGCAGCGGGAAGCACATACGGCGTGGAAGTGGAGCCACCGGTGACATTCACCGGCTTGTCCTTGTTATCCACGAAAAGCACATCCTCGATAAACACCGAGGCGTCAACGGCGGCCTTGGCCGCATCAACAAGTCGATACTGCTTCACAGCCAGTCACCTCACTTAGCGGCCTTGCCGAGGGAGACCTTGACGAAGGCCTTCGGATACTTGACCTGCAGGGCGAGGCGTTCCTTGACTCGGAACGTGATCTTGTCGTTCGTGAAGTCGTTCTCATGGCTGTTGGTGGATTCGACGGTCAGACCGCCCTTACGGTAGATGGTGCCGCCGGCCTTGAACGCGCCGACGAGCACCGTGCCCTTGGTCATTGCCTCGGTGACCACGGTGCGCAGTCCCCACAGCGGCGGGTTCTGCAGGATGCCGCCATTGCCGTACTGTCCGGCGAAGAAACCACCGCCGAAATACTGGCCGTTCGCATCCTTGGACAGGCGGATTGCCTGATAGTCCGCCGGGTTGATGACCACGGCGTCGGCGGAGAAGCCTGTCGCGGTGGCGATATCGGTGGTGGCCGCGAAGATGCGGTCGGGGTCGGAATCGTTGGCCTGCGCCTTGGTCTGGATTTCGCGGTTCAGGATGCCATTGAGATTCGGGTCGGTGCCATCGCCGGACAGGAGCTGAATCTCCTCCTGCAGCTTCAAATTGTACTGGGCGTGCTGGTTGATCTCGGACACGATGAACGGCAGGTCTTCGGCCATGTCGTCGGTGATCTTCCACCATGCGGCGACCTCATGGAGACTGTCGGACACCCAAGTCGGGTCCGGAAGGTGAATCTGCGGCTTCTGCCCGCCCTCGGCGACGGTGGCCGCGTTGCCTTCGAGGGAGCCGTAGACCGGGTATTTGATGGTGGTGCCGCTCATGGTGCCGGACGCGAACAGGTCGGCGATGACGAGCGGACGCTCATACGGCCAACGTCCGTTCTGGTCGGTCTGGGTGAGATACGGCGCGTAGGCTCCGGACGCTCCGCCTGTGGCCTGAGTGTCGGAAGCGGCCTTGAATTCCGGAGTGGAGAACAGGCCTCCCTTGGTGGCGAGCACGCTCAAGCCCTTCTCCTGCAGGGACTTGACGTAGAAGTCGCCGAGGGTCTTCGCCTCGACGCCCTTGTGTTCGGTCTTGGACGTGCCGGCAAGCTGGTCGAGTCCTTCGCTGGCCTCCTTGAACAGGTCGATGCGCTCCTGCAGCTTCTTCGCCTCGGCGTAATGCTGCTTCAGCTCCTCCTGCTCCTTTTCGGTGATGTTATCCATTCCCTTGGCGAGGATGGACTGTGCCGCCTTCTTCTCGGCGGCGAGATTATCCATGAGATTCATGGCACTCCTTTCGGTTAATGTTCCAGCGAGAAGAAGTCGCTGATGGTCTTGTATTCCTCAGCCCACTGCGGGTCAAAGCTTTTCTGGTCTTTTCTCTTCGAATCATCCGCGTCATCGTCCGGCTTCTTGTCGGCGGAATCGATGCCGTCCAAGACCTCATGCAGACTGTCGAGCGCCGCGCGGAGCTTACTTTCGTTCGAAGCGCCGATCGCGCGTCCGCTCTTCACCTCAAGCACCTCCGCGCCCTGATTCGCGGCCACCTGCACAAGCGAAATCTCGAACAGCTTCACCTGGCGAATCTCACGGTATCCGTCCCACGCGCTCTTGCCGTCCTGCACGAAAGCGGTCTCCTCGGCGATGAAGCCGATGCTCATCTGATGGATGAGCCCGCGTTTCAGCAGGTCGTATGCGCGCTTTCCTTCCGGCAGGTCAAGGTCAAGACGGGCCGTGACCAGCAGGCCATGCTCGTCCTCCACCGCGCTCAGCGTCTCGCCGATGATGTCGGTGGGCTTATCGTCCTTGTGCTGCCAGTGGATCGGGATGCCCGCGCCGGTGCCGCCGTAGTCGTTATCCAACGTTTCGGCGAAAGCGCCCTTGACGATCACGTCATCGTACAGGTCCTTGTCCCATGTCGAGGCGTAGCCGCTGAAAACGCCCTCGCCTTGACTGTCATCAAGGGATTTCAGCTCGAAGCCCTTGAAATCAAGCCTCATGATGTTTCCTCCTTGGTGAGCGCGTCCCACTCGGCGTGAAATTGCGCGTCATACCGGTAAAGCCGTTTGAATTCGGCGAGCATGGCCTTAGCGTCCTCGCCGTTGACCGGATTGTTCTCCTGCGCGTTCTGCGTCCGACCGCCGTCCTGCGGGCTGGGCTGGCCGCCCTCGCTGACGTTCAATGGCGTGATGAGCTGGTCGCCGCCAGGAACGCGAGGCATGTCGAGAATCTGACGTGCCTGATTCGTGGTCATGAACGGCCGTCCGGTAGCAGTGCTCAGCGCCTGATACTGCTCACTCGTCGTTCCACGGAGCTTCGCGTCAACGTTCGCCCTGATGTAGCAGTCCGGCTCGCCCACAGCCTCTGGAAGGCTGAGATTCAAGGCTTCCTCGAGAGCGACGATGTATGGCATGAGCTCCACGTTCCAGAGCTTCTCCTTATAGGCGCTGATATTGGAATTCGTGCCGGTACGGAAGCCGATGTTCTCCGGCGAGATTTGGAAGGCGTTGCATACGGCGATGTTGATTCGGTCGCGCGCCTCCAAATCGTTGACGTCAACCGGTTTGAAGACATTGTCCAACGGGCGCATCTCCATGCCGTCCTTGAGGACTGGCCAGCCGCCCTCACGGCCACCGTTCTGCACAAAGTTACGCAGGCCGTTGGTGAAATCGTCGTAATCCTCCTGCGACAGCCACGGCATCTCCTTCGGACGGTAGACATAGCCTCCGGCCTGCATGCCGTTCTTCGCGATATTGCGCCGGTAGGAAGCCATCGCCTTCGCCTCGGCCAATAATGGCCGGAGCACGTTGGTCACGCTGTCACCGAACCGGAGATCGGAAACGAAGCCGACATCCAAGTGCACACGTGGATCAGGCAGATCAAAATGCATGGCCTGCTGACTGTCCATCGTCAGCAGGTTCACGCCGGTAATCTCGCCGAAAGCGTTGCCGGAAAACTGATAGCAGTCAGAGGGGATGCGACGAAGGGTGAAACGTCCGCCGTTCACGCCCAAGAGCATGAGCCACCGGTCATCGAGCAGCATGTCACGAAGAAGCATGCTGATGAAACGGTAGCGGGTCATTCCAGGAAGAGGAGAAGGCCGCCTCATCAGGTCGGCCAATGCGCCACTGGTGACCTCCTCGGCGTCACCATCGTCGTTCTTCCGATACACCTTGAATGGCAGCGAGGCTATATTGCGGGTGATGAAGTCCACCACGACGCGCACCGCATACTCTCGGCAGTAGATGCCGGACGCGTACCCGTAGAAGTCCATGTCGGACGGCCAACTGTCGCCGTTCGCGAGCGGGATGCTGGTCGCCGGCGTCGGATGCTCGTCGGTTTCGGCCATCTTCATGCCGATAGCTGCGGCGTTATTGTGGAGGAGCCGGTCAAGGAATCCCATCAATACTCCCCTCTTTGTGAAGAATCTAGAATCTGACCCTCACGCCTTGCGAGGGCTCGTATTTCGGTTTAGGCACTTCAGCCTGCATGGTCTCCAAGGCGTACAATGCCTGCGATTCGGCAACCAAGCCGGAAATCTGCAATGCTGATTTCGTCCTGTCCCACACCTCGACCTCGCCGAGCCTACGGGACACGGCCACTGAAACCTGCTGTTCGATGGCCGGTTGCGGCAGGTGCCGTAGCTTTCCCTCGCGCACTCGGTCGAGGAAACGCCCGCAGCACGCGCCCAGACGAAAGCCCTCGATGAGATGCACCGTCCACCCTTTTTCGGTAAGCGGGTCGATGAAGTCCACTGCCGGACAGCCCTTCGACTGCACGGCAATCTCACAAATCGACGGCCAGCTCTCACGAAGCAGATCCAAAAAGTGCGGGACCCACAGCATGCCGTCACGGCGGGCTATCAGCTCCACGTGCGGCAAACCGTCCGCGCGAATTCCGGCGGCGGCCACATACGTGGTCTTACGGTCGGCCGACGTGTCCACGGACAGGACGACACGATTACCGTCCGGTATCGTGGAACGCGAGTCGATGCCGCTGGCCCACATTTTCGGGTTGAGGAAAGGAATGATGTCAGCCGTGACCCACTGGCACAGGACTTCGGTGCGGAAAGCGGCCTCGGTCATGCCATCGATATCCGACCGGACGCTCATGATGGTCATCGGCCCATAGCCGAGCGACGGATTCGCCTGCCGGATCGCGTCGGCATCATCCACCGGACACTTGTCAGGCGCAGACCACTCGAAATAGCCGAACGATCCATCCTGCTCGCCGGACATGAACACGTCAGCCGGATTTCTACCGTCGGCGCTCAGGCGCGTCCACTCGTCAACAAGCTTGCGGCCCTTGTCCACCTGCTTGCGCAACGCGATGGAACGATAGTCGCCCGCGTTCGAGATGCCCCATAATTGGCTCGACCAGACGGCCTTCGTGGTCTGGCTGACGGCATTCCAGCCATCATCATTATGCTGTTCACGCAACTCGTCGAACACGACACGGGCAGCGCTCTTCGCGCGGATATTCTTATCCGCACGGACGATATACCGGGCTTTCGAGCGGGTGATGATCGCCTCCTCGCCGTTAGTGTTGACGAATTTCTGCGTCATCGCGGCGAGATCCGGAATCACCAGATCCGCTTCCTCATCAGTCGAAGGCTGAGGATTGCACCACTCCTTGACCTGATTGTACGGCCCCTTGGCATTGTCCAACGTCTGCGCGGCACCAACCACCAGGAATTTGACGGGCGGCACTCGGTCGGGATGCTTGTTGGAATCCACGAAAAGCCACCATGCGGCCAAAACGCCCATCAGCGTGGTCTTGCCGTTCTGTCTGGCCACAAGCACGATGACCTTGCGGAAGCGATAACTGCCATCCTCAAGTAATTCAAGCGCATGCACTAAAAGCCATTGCTGCCACGGGTAAAGGTGGACGTGCAGCATGATTTCCGCGAACGCGATCACAGCGAAACCATTGCTTGTCTCCTTGGTCAACGGCCTGAGCGGCGGCGTGAAGATACGCGGCAAGGTCGCACCATGATTCTCATCGTCGATGGCACCGAAAACCGTAAGATTCTCAGACGCCATCGGACACCACCTCTCAGCCGAAACGCTTCATGAACTCATCCATCGCGATAACCTTGCCGCTCTTCGACTCCTCGGCCTTCGGCTCAGGCTTCGCTTTCGCGGGACGCCCAACCTTGGCGGGCTCCACCAACGTCAAACCAAGCGACTGACAGTATTTCAAAAACGTCGGAACCGACACATTGTCCAATTTCCCATTCTCATCGATGAAACCAGTCTCGCAAACCGAATCAATCCGAGCAGCGAGAATACGCGCAGCAGCCACGACAGCCGCATTCTCAGCACGCAACGACTTCGCATTACGCAAAGACCTCTCCAACGCATCAGCCACGGACTCATGCGGAAAACGACGCTCGGAAACACCCTTCTTAACCGTCATAGAGCCTCCTTCGCGCGCGACCCATCAACAAAAAACATCATCGGGGAGAGGAAGAGCAACCACGCGGGCAGTCGGTCGGTCTTCGTTGGTTTTCAGGATTTCACCGCCCCTATCCCTTTGGTGGTTGATGTTTTAGTCGTTTGTGTTGATCCATTGTCGGCTTAGTGTGCCGATTGGTGTTGGTGGGTCTTGGTTGCTTCTGAGCCGGTTGCAGCTGGTGTGGCTTGGCTTGAAGCCCGCCGGGTCGAACTGCAGCTCGGGGTGCTTCGAGACGGGATAGAGGTGATCGAGATTGAATGAATCATCGGTGGTGTTCTTCGTCGCCTCGTAGTCTATCGGCATTCCGCACAGCCAGCAGACTGCATGCTGTGCTTTGCATTGGTTGAAGAATGCGGCCTTGTCTTTTTCGAATTGGCGGCTTGTCTTGCGCGTTCTTCCTGGCATGTGGTCACCGCCTTGTGGTGCTTCGGGCTGGAGTCGAACCAGCGCTTGTGTGGGGTGCACTGTCTTTTTATCATCACGGGCATTCGATTGAAAGAAGTAGGAAGCCATGGCCGGTAAGGTATCCGTCCTAGGTATCTGTGCTATCCCTCGTGCTCTGCCACTGAGCTACCGAAGCTTGATATGAATAATGGCCCAGCTATCATTATGCTGAGCCATTCATTCTACGAACATACGACATGTTAGCATTTCAACGGTGACAGTCAAGTAGGGCTGCGAGTTCGCCGAGGTTGAACACGTACTGGTTCTTGGTTTTCGTCGGCGTGGCGTGCAACTTGCCGCGTCTGAGCCATTGGCTGATGAGGTTGCGGCTGATGGTCAGGCCGTAGCGCTTGAGCTCCTTGGCTGCGTCGCTTGGCGTGCCGGTGAGCTGAATCTGCCAGAGTCGTTGGTCGCGTGCTGCTTTGATGGCTGGTGCGGCCCATTCTTCGTGGCAGCCTTGGCAGGTGACCGATTCGGCTTCTGGCGTGCCGGTGAGGAGCGTGTGGCAGTTTGGACAGGTGCCGAGGATTATGAGCTCGTCTTCCGGCGTCAACGCTTGTTCGTTGCGTCGGACGATGTGTTGCAGGCTGGCGTAGTCGTCGGCGGCGGTGCTCATGCTGAGGATGGTGTGTTTGTTGGCCGTGATCTTCTTCCATGCCTTGTCCCACGGGAGATTGCTGTAGCGTGCGTTGATTTTGCCTGCTTGTTCGGCGAGCCACGCTTCGGAATCGGTGATGAGGGCTTGCGCTCTCGTGTCGATGGGTATTGGCGCGTTGCCTTTGTTTGGCGCGTGGCCCGTGGGTCCGATGTGGGCCTGTTTGAGCATGATGCTTCGCAGGGCGGGCAGTTGGACGTGGCCGAGTTGGCGGATCAGCTGCCAGTAGGTTTCGCGGCAGCTGGCGCAGAGCAGATTCGCGGCGATCGGCTTCATTGGCTTCTGGCAGTGTTTGCAGTTGGTCAAAGTCGGGGCTCCTTGTCGTACTGGTGGATGAGGGCGGTGATTTCGGCTTTCGGCACTTGCGGCACGAGTGGCGCGATCTCGTCGAGGCTGTATCCGGCCTGATGCCACTTGATGATCATGTTTTCGAGTATTTTCTTCATTTGCTTTTCCTTGGTTCGATGGTCTTAACAATTCGCTGCGAAGTATCGCAGGTTACGCGCACCTCGTATGGCTTGTGGTGGGAGTCGGCGCGCTCCTGCGCCACATCCGATGCCTCTTGGAGCGTTTCGTACACTCGGCATGTATACAGTCTCATATCACCCTTCGGCCGGACGATGTAGCCGGCCCAGATGCTTGTGTCCAACGTGTCCACGTCGTTCACCGGTATTCCTCCACCGTGTCGCAGCCGATGGTCGTGCCACGGTCGGTCAGACAGACCCATGTCACGTCGCCGGTCTTGACCGTCGTCATGCCGTAATCGTGATGCGTGCACACATACCAGTACGACAATCAGAATTTTCTCAACCTTGTCCAAGTCGCCCATCAGTCACCGTCCTTTTCGATTTCGTTGATCTTGTTCTTGATGGCCGTTAGAATGTCTTTGCTCGAACAGTTGTTCGCGAATGCCCGCCAAAGGTCTTTAAGCCCTGCCCAATCGGTGTCCGCGAGAGCGCCGAACAGCGAATGGCAAAAGATAACATAGCGCTGGTCAAACAAGCCGGTGGCTTCATAGAGCGGTATGCCGTGTATCACCGCGTCGTTCGCATACCAGAGCGCCTTCCTCAAGTCTTCGACGCCGTTCTTCGACTGCCAGCGGTAGCAGTATTTGACCACGTTGCCCCAGTCGAAACTCAACAGGCGGGTCAGTTCGATGCACTCGAACGGGCCATCCTCGTAATGCTTTGGGTGGTTGACGTTGTCCATGTGCTGCTCCTTGTATGGGTTTTCGCTTGTATATTGCGGAAAATCGCATTCCTGGTCTTTCCAACCGGCGGCGTAGCCTTCACGCCATGCCTTGGCTAGTTCTTCGTACGTGGGATGGATGGTGGTTCTGCTGTTCATTTCGCGTTTTCCTCCTTGTTGAGTCGTTTCGCCATCTGGCAGGCTCGTTGGTCTGGTGTGGCGGTTTCCCTGTCGCGTCCGAGCGCTTGCAGGACGTGTTCGCACTGCCACGTGTGCGCGTGGCGTTTCGATGGTGGTATGCCGTTCATGTTGGCCCTGCGTTGGCACCAGCCTTTCCATAGGCGCGTCCAGTCGGCTATCGTGCGTGTTTCGTCTTGGTGGCGGTCCGCGAAGGCGAGCCATGCGGATTCGAGGTCGAGGTTCGGATATTCCACAGCCAGCGTCCTGTCCGTTTCGCCGCACTCTTGCGAATCGCCGAAATCCTTCACGCCGATTTCTTTGGAGAAAGAAGAAGAATATTCTTCTTTCTCTTTCTTTGGTGTTCTGGTGTTCTGGTGTTCTGGTGTTTGTCCCGATGTCACACACATGTCACGCTGTGACACTGCTGTGACACTGCTGTGACATCGGGATTTGCTTTTGCGTTCCTTGGCGTCGGCGCGGGCGTGCAATACCTGCTCTCTGGTGCGATTGTGCGCGGTGTAGTCGTGGATCAGCCAGCCTCCTTCGACCTCTTCAAGCATTCCCTCGTCCACGAGCGCCCTCACTTGTTCCGGTGTCGCTCCGATGTTGGAGAGCATGGCGCGACGTGGTACGAAACCGTCTGTGAGCCTGTCGCCGCATAGCGAGAGGGCCATGCAGTACACGCCAACGGAATCGGCGCGGCCCATGCGCACGAGGTCACGTATCTTGTCGTTGTCGTAGAAGCCGTTCACGAGCTGCACGTAGCCGCGTCTAGCCATCGCCTAATCTCCTCTTGTGGTTCCGTCGTGGTCCATCGAATCCAAAGCTTCTTCGAGTTCCGCCAAGCTTGGTGGGGGCCAAGGAAGAATTCCAACATCTTCCATCACATGCTCCCGAGCTCTCGGTAGAATTCGTCGTCGGTCATGCCATACAGAGGATCCATGCCAGTTGTCGGCCTGCGCACGGCCAACTTGTATCCGCAGTACGGGCAGGTCACGTAATATGTGCCGACAACCTCGCAACAGTGAGCGCATTCCACGTATCTGATGCTCATGATCGTTTCTCCTTGACCGGTTTGCAGTTGTGTGGCGCTGGGGATATTCTGCTGGTCTGACATGCGTATGATTGTCCGTCATCACGGAGGATGATGGTGTCCGCCGTCGCTTCAGCCCAGCAGATATAGCCGATGAAGGCGATGAATATGACGAAGAACATTACCGCGACGGCGACGGCGATGGTTTCAGCCCTGTCCTCGATGCTCATTCGTTTGCCGCCTTCCGTGCGATTTCGAGCATTTCCCGAGCGTCCCTGATGTAATTGGCGTGCACCTCCGGCTCGGCCAGAGTCCAGAAGCAGTCCTCACTTGGCATGACGTCTTCCCAGGCTGGTGCCATGTCCCACCACATCAGTTTTTTCGCCACGGCTTCGACCTCGGCGTCAGCCGGTGGCGTGTTGCGGCCGCGCAGGTACGCTTCCTGCAAATCGTCCGTGTCGCAGGAAAACTGTTCCTTGACACGCGTTCCACTCCAGTAGCGGGTCGGATATACCTTCTCAGCTTCATCATCCGCGATGCTCAATTTGTCCTCTTCCCGTTCGCTTCGATCATCGCGTACAGCATTTCGCTTGCGGCGCGGCACCTGTAGGATGGGCACTTGCCGGACACGTCGAAAAGCGGTACGAGCTTGTCGCCTTTTTTCGATGGTGTGAGCACTTGATTGATATTGTGTGGCAGCAGGTAGTTGACTCGCAGTTCCTCGGCCAGTTCCCTTGTGGTCACGAGGTAGTTCACGTCCCCGTAGAACGTCAACCCATGGCCTGATTTGAAATCCGCCATGCAGGACTTGACTTCGTAACAGGAGAACTCGCCAAGTTCCACACTTGCCGGCATGAGCACATAGCCGGGCGTGAACGGCTTGAATCCCATGAAGTCGATTCGTCTGTTTTTCGAGGTGCCCAAGTCGAAATTCACCTCGCTTGCCCAGAAGCTGACGCGGTTCTTCAGACGCTTCTCAACCAGCTTGGACAGCATGGCGGTAGTTTCAGCCCTGCTCATTCCGTATCCTCCTTAATGAAGACGATCCAATGTGTTCCGGTGCGGTTCGGCTGTTTGTTGCCGAAGAGCGGCTTATGGTCGGTGAGCTTGAGAATCGAACATTCGCCCGCCGCAAGCAGGGTCAAGAACAGGTTGGTACGCGCTCATTCCGCGTCCTTGCCTTCCAGGAATGGGTCATCGGCTTGCATTCGCTTGGATTGCCTTGCCGTCTTGCGTGCGATCCATTCATTTAACTGCTCGTCGGTGATGTCGTACATTTCCTTGAGCAGGTACAGGCAGATGATCACGTCGGCCATTTCCTCCGCAAGATTGTCGGTGGCGTCAGGCTTGCCTCGAAGACGCTTGCTGACGGCTTGGATGAGTTCGGAGCATTCTTCCATGCAGACGATGCTTTGCGTCTCCTTGCCGTATTTTTCGATGCTGTCACGCCACACCGCATGCTGCTTATCGTCGTTCATCGGTTTGTCTCCTTCATGTTCGTCTCCTTGTTTTGCCCGGTGGTTCCGGTTTCATGTTCATCGAATGAGACTGCTAGCCTCACGTGGCTATTCATGATTGCGATGGGAACAGGATTGTCAGGCCGCGAAACGGATACGATGCCGGAACCATCCGTATACCTCCAAGCAAGCCCATAAATCCAGTCACAGCGTTCTTTCCATCCTCTTTTCAGGTAGTATGTTCCGTTCGTGTCGAGTTCCACACGTAGACCCATGTCATGCGGGAGGATTCCCACACGTAGACCCATGTCATGCGGGAGGGGTTCTGACGCACTGCTCTTTTTCGTGTCATCGCTTTGCTTTTCGAGAACGTAGACGTTCGTGGCGCCGAATGCGCCAGATGGAAAGTTCGTTTGCGGCATGGTATCCACCCGTGAAATCTCCCAACCATCGTTCAGTAACTCTTCAAGCATCCCCTGGTTTTTTAAGTGATAGCAGTGGCCCCGATCCTCCCAAAACAGCGAGCAAACCGTGTATTGACTGCTCATTTCGTATCATTCCCCTTGTATTCGTCATCGTCGATAACGTCACTGATTGCGGCTTTCTTGGTTGGTTCCCAGAATTCGTACCCCAGGTAACAGCCCGGATAGTCGCATATCGCCAAGTAGGTTGTTCCCACTCTTATGCTCATTTGATGCTCCTTTCGGCTTCGCGCATGATGTGCCGCATGTCGGCGTATTCTCGTGCCGCCCAACGTTCGATCATTTCCGGGGTGGCGTTTCGTGGCAGCGGGTTCAGGCATGGGCCACCAAGACGCTGCATGAGCCTGATGATCTTCCGGCGTCGTTTAGGGGTCAGCACGACGTGTTTCTCCACTGTTCTGACGATTTGCAGCCTGTCGCATCGGTAACAGCCTTCGAAATCCTCATCGGATTCGATGAGGTCGCCTATCGGACGCACTTGGTATACGTCTCCTTTGCCATATATTGCGGCGTATTCGGCCGCGTAATCACGCATGGTGGTGCAGTAGACTTGTTCTTGGTGTCCGGTGCCTTCGATGGCCAACGCGCCTTTTTCGCGTCTGGCACGGCAGATGGGACAATCGTCGTAATTGTCTCGACTGTGCCCCGGTTCGATGATGTCGCCGGGTTTCAGGTCTGGAACTCCACCGTGGTATAGCACGCTCATTTCGCGTCCTCGCTTTGATTAGGCACCTCGGATGGCATGGAGCCGGAATAGCCGAGCATGGAACGGCAAAGCTCTAGCATTTCATGGAATGCGTTAACTTGGCCGTCATAGAAGTCTCGGTCGCTCTTTCTGCGGACATCGAATCTGGAAAGTCCGGCTTCATGACAGCGACTTTTCGCCCAGTCGATGATCTCGTTGAGTGTCTTGTCTTTCTGTGTGACGTTGGTAGCCATCATTCCTCCGCGTCCGGGCCGAGCGGCAACCCACTGTTGAGCATCAATGCGAACTCCTGCAACGTGATTAGACACATGGTTTTCTTCCTTCCCAATGGTTCGAGTTTGATTCGCGCGCGCAATGCCGATGGTGAGAGCCTGAGCATCGCATCCATCACTTCGGTGGTGGTGTAGGCGTGCTGTTGTCCGAGCTTGTGCATGGACGTGAGTCCCACGCCTGCCTTCTTCTGGATGACCCACGGGTAGGGCGAGTCCATGTTTCCCGCTTCCTTGACGGCCTCGCGCATGTGTGCCGGCGCGTCCATGGTCTGCGTCCATTTCACTTCGATGCACACGGGCTGGCCATGCCAGTACACGTTGCCGATGTCACCGATGTCCTTGTTTCCGTGGAGTCGCAATCGTTGGATGCGCATGTCCCCCAATGCCCACTGCAAGTAGGATTCGACTGCGGTTTCCATGCGCGTGCCGTTGTCCTTCGCGGTCTTGCGACTGCGCTTGCGTTGCTTGCCGCTCATTGATCGGCCTCCTGTTCCTCGGCTTCGATTTCGCATTCGGGGCATGGGATGGTGCGCGCCGGATACAACGCGCACCCATGCTTCGGACATACCGGTTCGACGTCCGGTGGTTCCAACCATTCGCGCATATCAGAAGTCAGGCTCTCCGGCTGGCGCGCCCCACGGATCATCGGCAGGAGCCTGCGACTGCTGTTGTGCCTGCTGCGGCTGCTGATAGCCATTCCCGCCGAAACCACCATTGGCGTTGCCGCCTTGGTATCCGCCTGACTGCATCTTCTGCACCTGAGCGGTTGCATACTTGAGTGATGGGCCGATCTCATCGACCTGCAACTCGATGACCGTGCGGTTGGAACCATCGTTCGCCTGATAGGAACGCTGCTGCAAACGACCCTGCGCGATCACACGCATGCCCTTGCCCAGGCTCTGCACGCAATGTTCGGCCATGTCGCGCCACGCGCTGCAGCGCATGAACAAAGCCTGACCGTCCTCGAACTGGTTCGTGCTGCGGTTCCAGGAGCGCGGCGTGCTGGCGATCGTGAACGACGCGACCTGCGCGCCAGCTGACGTCGTGCGCAATTCCGGATCGGCGGTCAGATTCCCAATGATCGTGATAACTGTCTCTCCGGCCATCAGAAGTTCTCCTCTTCCTCGGTAAGCGGCGTGAAGAACTTCAGCGGGAACATGGGCGCATTGTCCTTTTTTGTGACAAGGTCCTCCCAATTCCATAGGATCAGATGGCAGCATCTGTCCCCGGCTTCGATCAGCTCCCACTGGTGGTTTGTGAACTCATGAATCCAAAGGCGTCCGATCGCATCACGGTAGACGCCGTATTCCTCCGGTTCCGCGTCAATGAGCTTCTTCCGATAGTCGCCCACAAGCTCCCTCGCCATCATCAGATGATCGAGCAGAACATTGATATCGTCGTTTTCAACGGCGGCCATCACTCAGCCTCCTTGCTATCAGTGTTTTCCTGTTCGGCGGTGGTCGTGTTAACAACTTCCACCTGTTCCGGCTGTGGTTTGCGGATTTCCTGCAATGCCTGCATGATCTTCCGTTTCACGAAATCAGGGGCTGCGACGAGCAGATTGTCCGCGTCCTGTCGGCCGACCAGTCGTGGTGTCAACCCATGCTTACCGGTCAGCTGGCGCAGAACTTGCTCGGCTTCCTCGTTCGACGCGACACCGCAATCCCGCAGCATGGTGAAGATGGCTTCCGCCTGTTCGGGCGTGCAAGACTGCGGCTGCTGCTCGGCCTGCGCGACTGGATTCTGGCGCGCGCGGCTTCCATACCCGCGACGTTTCTGGCGTGACGGCTGCTGTTCATCGTCAACGACTTCCGCCAGCACGTCACTGTTGGTATCAAGGTCGTGGAGCTCGTCGGGCGAGTATTGCACGCCGTAAAGGATTTCAGGGCACGCTTCGCGTGCCACGGCGGTAATCGCACGCCACGTGAGCATCGTCAAAGGCTGCTTGCGGTAGTTGTCCTTGTTGAGCAAGCCCATCTGCTGTGCCCACGCCTTGTCGCGCGTGACGCTGATCGGATAATCTGGATCATCGGACCGCACGATGGTGGCGGTCACGCTCAACGCCTTCTCGTCCTTCTTAACACGGAGCTTGTGGCCCGCCATACGGACCTGGCTGGCGATAAAGCTGGCCGAAGCGGTTGGCTTGCCGTTGATGACGCTGATGTCCTGGAGGCTTTGCATTGGCGTGAGTCCGAGCGGAGCACCGTATCCTACCGCCACGAGGATGTTGGCGGGCTTGCCGCGATACACGGTGGGGATGATGTCGGATTGGCATACCGCTTTGGCGAAAGCCATCTGGTCCTGCAATGTGATCTGCTGTTGCGGTTGCGGCTGGATTGGCGTGAGTTCGTTGCTCATTCCTTGGGTTCCTTCCCGGTGTTGTTTTCCGATCCGTCAGTGAGCAGTAGGCGCATGATGGTTGGTGCGAGTTCCGCGCTGAACAGTTTGTCCACGAAGCCGCGCGTGCTGCGGAACGTGACCACGCCCGGCCTTCCCGGCTTCCATTCCACGCCGTCCGGCAGTTCGCCGTCGTGGTCGCGGATCATGTCTTCGAGGTATTTCGCGTCCATTGCTTCGCGTCTTGGCATCCAGACTTGTTCGGCTGCCGGCTGTCCGCCTGGAATCATGAAATCGTTGTCGTGCAATAATGCGCCGTAGGCTCGTTCGTCGGCTACCGTGTATTTGCCGTTGCCGCCTTTGCCGAGGCTGATTTCTCCGGCTTCGACGCCTGCGATGTTGACGGTTTCCTTGTCTCCGCCGTCGTGGTCGTGTTCCCATGCGGTTTTGATGATTTTGAGTATTTCGCCGCTGCGTTTGTTGATCGCGGTCAATACGGCGAGGTCGGCGCGGAGTTGGTCTGGGCTGGTGTTGTCGTATTTTTCGGTGATTTCGTTGAGGGTTTTCTTGTCCATTACTTGTTTTCCTTGCTGTAGTTGGCTTTCAAGTCCATGAGTTCGCCGTTGAGGAGTTTCGTGGCGAATCCGTAGACCACTTTGTCGTTGGCTTGGAACGCGGTTCGCTGCAGAGCGCTGATGGCGCCAAAAATGCCGGTCAATGCGTTGGAGATGATGACACGTGTGTTCTCGCACTGTTCTTCCGGTGCTGGCTCCTTGTTGGCGGTGAGTTCCAGGCTCATTGGTTCCTCCTTGTTGGCGACTGGTTTCGATGCGACGGTCATGATGGTCTCCTTCTTCTTTCCGGTTGTGGTGATTTTGCGTGGCGAATGCTTGTAGAAGGCCGGCAATAGTCCCTCCTTACGGAGCTGGCTGAGAATGTTGCCGACTGTTTTCTGGCTCATGCCGAGCGCTTCGGCTGTTTCCTTGCCGTCGAACGGTTGGCCGTGCTCGATGCGGTTTTGGCAGTGCGCGAGGATGAGGTCTCGTTTCGACGGTTTCTCCGGCAGGCCCTGCGTGAGGAGTCCGGCCATGCGTAACGCCCTCATTTCGGCGGGTTCGAGACCTGCTTCGCCCGATTCGTCGTAGATTTTTCTCAGTTCGGCGAGTTCCTCGAACGTGTATTCGTGTTTCACTGTGTTCCTTTCCTGAGTCTTTCGATCAATCGCCTGTTTTCGCGGATGAACTCGTCCACGTCGATTCCCCGCTGGGTGAGGGTCGGCTTGCCGGTGTCGAAGCGTGCTTTCCAGTCGCTTTTGACGTTTGGGTGGCTTTTGCACTGTGTCGCCGGAACGAATATGCCGTTTTTCATCTCGCCACCGTCCTTCGGTATTCGTGCGCCAGAGCCCACCGTTCGGCCACGGCGCGTTGGTATCTGACTTTGCGCCTGTCCTGATGGCCTTCTGGCGGTTCCACGCCGATTTTCAGATATGGCGGGCCCTTGCCGGTCGACCGCCAGTTGGCAAGGGTGCGCACGCTCATGCCGAGCATGACGGCCAGTTCGGCTGGCGTAAGCAGATCACTCATCGTCGGCGGGTTGGCAGTAGCGGCTGATGAAATATGTTTGGCCTTTGCCGGTGACCTTCGCGGTGCGGTTGATGGTCACGTGCCCGTCCGAATGGGTGATGGCGGTTTCCTTGATGCGGAACAGTCCCAAGTCCATGGCCTTCTGGGTCGGCACGTTGCGGTTCGAGCCGGTCTTGCCGAGATAACCGTCCTGCCGAAGAATCTCGAAAAGTCGGTTCTGGCCGATGTCCAAACCGTTCTGGCGTAGCATCTTCGCGAGTTCTCCGATGAGGCACGTTCCGTCGCTTGCGGCCACCGCGTCCGCGAACCGCGCTTTCGGCTCCAACGCCTTGATGTGCTCGGACTGTTCGGCGATGCGTCGCTTCTGCGTTTCCATGGTGCGTTGGCCGATCATCACGGCCTTCGCGAGGATGGTCATGTCATCATCCATGTCCGTGGTTGGAATGTAGCCGCCAGTCTTGCGAATCTGCGGAAGCACCTCATGCGTCACCCAACGTTGGAACTCCTTCGCCTCCGGCTTCCGCGAACGCATGATGAGCTTGTACAGGCCGGGCTCAGAGATGATGAGAGGCGCACGCCCTGGCTGATTCCAAACCTCCGAATTACGGAGGTTTGTGATTTCGTCATCATCAAGAGCTTCGCGGAGATGATTTGTGTCATTGCCGAGGATGTCACATGCGTCCTTGGCGACGAACCAAGGCTCCCCCGCTTCGTCGGTCAGGGCGCGTAATGATGCACCCTTGAACTCGAATCGCTGGATTTCATTGCTCATTTGGAGTCTCCTAGTATTCGACTGCTTCGATGCGGGTGATGAAGAAGTGGATGCCAGTGGCGCATTCGTTCCACCGGTTTGTATCGAAGTCTTCGACGTGCACGGTTTCGCCTTTTTTATAGGCGAAATCTGGGTCGTATGAACTGTATGCCGTGGTGTCTGGCGGGAGGCTGTTGCCTTGCTTGTCTTGCAGGTCGAGCACTCGCGCTGTGCTGGCGCGGCATTTGCGGCCAGTGGCGTTGGAACGTTGCGCGTCGGCCGGAATGAGGAGTTTTACGATAACTTGTTTTGGTGGCATTGTGCCGTCTCCGTATGCTTTTTTCCAGCCGATGATGTCGCCTTCGTCCGGGAGGATGCTGATTTTGGCGATGCTGAGTTTTACATGGTTGGCACCGCTCAGGTCGGCATAGCTCAGGTCTGCACCACTCAAGTTGACGCCGCGCAGGTCTGCACTGCACAAGCAGTCGAGCCCGTATTGTTCGAGGATGGCTTCGATGCTGTCGCCTTCGAGAGTGACGTTTGGCGTGGTGATTTTCATTGTGTTTCCTTTGCTTGTTTAAGTTGTGTGCCCCACCCTGACGAGTGGATGGGGCTGAGTGGCTGGTATCGGAGTCGGACCGATGCCGTCCTTGGATTCCGAACGCCCCTTTGACTGTTGGAACGCGACCTGAACACGTTCACGGCCGGTGGCGTGGCCGACGGCGACTAGAAAACCGTCTGGCGTACTTGAAGGGGTTTGCAAGCATCGGAGTGCCTGCGTTTCTTGATAGAGAGAGGAGAAGATTGGAATCCGTGGGCGGGCGAACCGTCACCCAGCCGAAGCCACGACAGAAGTGTGCATGTAAACGCCGTGGCGGATTTGTTGTTTGTCGATATTCAGTTATGGTTCCCGCCAGCCGACTGGTGAACGTGGATATCCGCGAAAACGTCCCTAATTTGGTTTGTTTTGTTGGACTGTCGGCTGGTGGGAAGTCTTTAATCTCGTGGCGCGAATCTCACGGTCAGCCATAGGCCGGTCAGGATGTAGATTCCTGCGACGAGCCATGCCATGTGCCTGTCGGTCACATGCCATGTGAAGAGCAGTGTCATGCTGCTCACGAATCCGATGATGGCGGCTGCGAACTTCAGACGGCGGAGCGTGTAGTTCGGCTTCGTGTTCTCCGTCTGCCCGCTGTCGTGCAGTTGGTCATGGCTGGTCATCGTGTGGCTCCATTTCCTTGAGGATTCGATTGCATTCGCGGCGAACGCGCTGCACCTCGGTCTTGGTGAAGTTGAAGTAGTATTGGCCGGTCGAGGTGTGGAAGCTCATTCGGGCCATCGGCCTGCCGTCCTGGGCGGTGAATGCCTGCATCTCGAATCCGCCGTCGTCCATCCAGCTCATCTTGTGTTTCCCACCTTGTCGTTGAGTCCGTAGGCGATGCCTTCGATTTCCGCTGATGTGAAGTCCGCGAGGGTGATGTCTTGGATGCCGTCCACGAGACTGGCGCTGCCGTCCTCATGGAAGCGGACGTAGAAGCCGCTTGATGCGAGCAGCAGGCATCCGGGTTCGTGGAGCGTCGGCGGTTTTGGCGGGTTGAGTAGTTGGCTGGTCATTTCTGCGCTTCCTTGACGATCGTGTCGATGATGACGTCCACGAGGCCGGGCACGTCGATGTCCATCGGTCCGGCGATGTGGCCGAGGAACCGGCTCGCGTAGATTTCATCCCACTGTCCCGCGTATTGCGGGCGAATCATGTCGCCATGCTCGGCGAATTCGTCGAAGACGGCTTTCACGCAGGCCTTGCGCAGGTCTTTGGTGTAGGTCTTGCTGTCCATCGGACGCTCCTTTGGTGTGGCTTTCAGGCTTTGAATTGTTTGATGCTGTCGATTGGCTGGAGCAGCACCGTAGTGAGTTGGAAGAGGGTCATTCCAAACATGTCGGCGATTTTTTCCAGATCGCTTACGGTGAGGTCTTTCTTGCCGGTGAGTTTCTTGTTCGCCAGAGGCCTTTCGCATCCGATCGCTTTGGCTATGTCTTCTTGCGTCATGCCCCTGCGAGCCATCTCTCCTCGGATGTTGGCTCTCATGAGTTCCGTTTCGCTTGTCACCCAACCTCCTTTCTCGTTTCGTTGCTGATTACAAATAGTACTTATTTGGATACTATTACGAGAGTACCTAATTGATTACTTTACAAAAAGTACACAATTGGGTATCATGAAACCATGGGAACAAGAGCTAACACCGACGTTACCGCCGGGGCGCGGAGCGTCATGGAATACTGCAAAGCACTGCAATCCAGGAGCGGTATGACCGCTACGGATTTCGCCGCGAAATGTGGATTCAGCCGCAACTATTGGTTCGTCCGCGCCCGGTTCGACGCGCCTTTGACGGTATCGGACTGCGAACGAATCGCCAAGACATGCGGGATGACATTGCGTCAGCTATTCGCAAACGCGCTGGCAGCACAGGAAGAAAAAAGAACCACCGAAACCCTCAACAAGCTGCAGAAAGGCGGTTATGGTCTTGCCGCCTATAACGCCGCTGGCAAGCAGGAGGCCATCAATGGAGAGGCTGGGCCGGATTACGACGAGCCTGCCTGACCTGCCGATCGACCGGCGCATGACATACGGCGCCATGCGCCGCGCGATTGTCGGACTGCCGGTCACCGTATCCAGCGCCATCCTGCCGGACGGATTATGGGGCTGCTACGACAACGAAAACCACGTCATCCTGATTGATCGTCGGCTCACGTACGCGGCGAAACGCTGCACGTTGGTGCACGAGCTGCTGCATTGGCGGCATGGCGACACGTCATGTGACCGTGTGGCACAGAGTCGCGAGGAACATAGGGCAAGACGCGAAACCGCTTTGACGCTGATAGACCCACTCCGCTACGGCATGCTAGAACAAATGTACGAAGGGAATTCGTGGAACATCTCCCAGGAACTGGAAGTGACCCAGCAGGTGCTCGGAGACTTCCGACAAGTCATGGCCGAGCGTGTCAGCATCATCTGAAGCATAGAATCAATGGAAAGCAAAGGAGAACAATCATGGCGAAGAGACCACAGCCAGCACCGGGCGCGATCTACACGTGCGAAAGGCTTGACGATCCGCTGTTTATGGATATCCGCCTGTACGCCAATCGCCTGGAATTGGATGTCTGCACGACGTACCTGCACCGGTACAAGAAGACCGAAGCATACCAGGTAAGCGACCTGCAGGGCGTGGTGTTGAAGAAACGCACGGTCACATGGAAATACAGTGCGTTGCGCTCACTGCCACTGAAATTCAAGAAGGCCGAGGACGCTCAGGAATTCTACAATGCCGTGAACAGTCTCTAAAAAGCATTAAGCCCCACATTCGTGGGGCTTTTATATTGTCTTTATAAGTCTTTATAAAGCTTATATCTGCTTCAGGCGCTCGAATACCTGTGCCGTCTGTGCGGCATCGTCGGCGGCTCTATGCCGTTCCGTCTTGGCGATGCCGAAATAGCGGATGAGGTCGAGCAGTCTGTGGCGGTCAAGCTGCGGCAAGAGCGTCTGTGAGATTTCCAGAGTGTCGTAGAAGCTCACGTCCGGCATACCGACGCCCGCTCTTTCGGCTTCGCGGGCGATGACCGGCAGGTCGAAGCGGCGAATATTGTGTCCTATCCATGTATCATGCCCGCAGAAAGCGTAGAACTTGGGTAGCGCTTTGTCGATGGTGGGTTTGCCTTTGACGTTCCGGTCGGTGATGCCGGTGATCTGCGTGACCTTGGCCGGTATCGGAATCTGCGGGTTGACGAGCTGGCTGAATGACGCGACCTTGCGCCCATGGCGCATGCGCACCGCACCAAGCTCGATGATTCGAGCGCTTCTGCCTAATCCTGTGGTCTCGATGTCGATGGCCACGTAATCGTCGTAATCGACTTCCGCGACGTCTCCACGCTCCGTGTCGGCCGTCTCTGCCGCCTGCGTTGCCGTGGCGTCCGATGGGGCTTCCTGAGACGGTTCAGGGGCATTCTCCGCTTGACGCTTATGGCGTGGCTCAGGCTTGAGGAAGAGATGCATGAAAAGCCATGCGAGGAAGGCGAAGAACAGGTCTGTCGCAATGCTGGCCAACAAAGCATTACGGCCCGTGACGGTGGCGTAGATTCCATAGATCGTCTCCACGGCGCAGAACACCGACATGGCAAGGTAAATCAGTTTCTTCATTGTCTCCCCTTCTCATCTTTGCTTCAAGCTACCACGGATGGGGGAATTGAACGTGCCGATTCTTCCATTTCAGCGCATTGGCGCTGTATGAAAGAATGAAAATAATGTTACATATGCATATATGTATATTTCATGTTTGCAAGTTAGTATTTTCCACTTGCAAGGTTAATATGCACCCTTCTTTACAACACGCCATACACACATGTTTGCAAGTTAGCATATAATGTGTTTCAGAACAAAAAACCTCCGCAGTGTTAACGGCACCACGGAGGTAAAACATGAAGCCTCACTCAAAGACTTCCGAAACCATTGTAACGCATGGCTTGGAGGTCGGAAATGGACCGTGAAATGGGATACCGCAACATGCTGGCAGTCGAAGAACTCGCAAGCCAAGGGAAACTCACCGTCACCCACAAGGGCGCACGCAGCTTCGACTTCGCTCAATACGCCCTGCTCAGCCGCATGGCATGGCTCACCGCTGACTGGCCGCTGGACAAAGCCGCCAAGGAAAAGCACATGCTTCCGCGCACCTACGCTTCCGGCTGGCTCAAAATCGCCATCGATTGGGGTATGACACTTCCCCAGTCAATGGACGAGCTCGTGGCGATCGGCAATGAGCCACGCAATCCGAAGCGCGAGCAGCTGGCTTACAACCGCATAGGCAAGATCGCCAAAAAACTCGAATCCGCAGGACTCATCAAATGCCTTCGCAAGGGCAATGTTCAGCGCAAGAACAATGCCGTGTGGCTGCTGACTATCGGCACGCCGGAGGAAAACGCCGAGGTCGAAGCCTACGTGCGACAGCACATGTACCTCTGATTCCGTGCCCACATTTTGCCCACACTTTTCCGGTAATTGCAGTGATTTGCAGTGATTTGAAGTGATATGCGAACCATGCGGGAACCGTTGGAAACACTGGGAAAACGGCGGAATAACAACGATATGAAAAATCGAGCGCAAAGGGTTCGAGTCCCTCATCGCCCACCTTTTGTTTCCGCAAAAATAAGCCGTTCCGA